TATAACAGGCAAAGTAAACTTAGACACTACTTATTTAAAGATTAAACTAAGTCTTGAGGAAATAAAAGAACGTGCTTCAAATAGATACGATTTAATACATTCAATGGAGCGTAGTTTAGTAGACCTTCAACAAGTTAAGATTGCGTTTGACGCTATGGAAAAAGAACTAAGGGCAGCACTTCAGCAAAACTTTCGACTTGAAAAGTTACTGCAAGAGGAGAAATTCAAAAATAAAGATTTGCAAATGGAGTTAAAACTAAAAGACGTAGAATTATGAATCAATTAAAAATGTATCGTGTTTTTAAAGTTTACGATTTACTTCAAGAACGTCCAAGAACCATTCCAACGATTTGTAGATATTTGAATGTAAGCGAAAGAACTGTTTACCGGTACTTTGATTTATTTAAGAATTTAGGGTTTGTAGTTCAAAAACACGAATTTAATAAATACCAAATAAAAAGATAGAATTATGAAGAAGTATAGAATATTAAATTTATATGCGTGTTTAGGTGGGAACCGTTACAAGTGGGATGAGGTAGCTGACAACTTAGAAATAACAGCTGTTGAACTTGACCCCGAAGCTGCGAGGTTATATAAAGAGCGTTTTCCAAAAGACGAAGTAATAGTAGCAGACGCACACCAATATTTATTAGACCATTATAAAGAGTTTGATTTTATTTGGAGTTCGCCACCTTGTCCGAGCCATAGTAGGGTAAGAATAAGTCAAAAAAATAGAGAAACTTTTATACCATTATACCCAGATTTAAAATTGTATGAAGAAATTTTATTTTTAGAAAATTATTTTGAAGGTAAATATTTAGTTGAAAATGTAATACCTTATTACGAACCATTAATACCCGCACAAAAAAGGGGTAGGCATTTATATTGGTGTAATTTTAATTTACCTAACGATATTGGAGAACGTAAAATTTTTAAGAATATGATTGAAACTGGAAATATTAAACAACTTTCGGAATTTCACGAATATGATTTTACAAAATATAAAGGAGAACAAAGAATTAATAAAATGGCGCGTAACTTAGTAGACTACGAAGCGGGAAAAACAATACTTGAAACAGCATTAAATATATTTAGAAAATCGGACATTAAACAAACTTCAATATTTGACGAACTATGAAAACACGAAAATGCAAGTACTGTAAAACACCCTTTCAACCAATTACAACCCTACAAAAAAATTGCTTCGAACCAAATTGCGTAACCGACTGGATAAACGAAACAAAGCAAAAGCAATGGACAAAGCGAAAAGCAAAGTTAAAAGCTGAATTAATGACCGTTCAGGATTACGTAAAATTAGCACAACAAGTATTTAACAAGTATATTCGACTTCGCGACGCGGGACAAAATTGTATTTCATGCAATAAACCGCCAAAAAAAGAAAACGCGGGACACTATTATAACGCAAATAACCATTGGAACGTGCGATTTAACGAACTAAATGTACATTTACAATGTGAACACTGCAATACTTTTTTAAGTGGCAACCTAATCGAATATCGGAATAACTTAATTAACAAAATCGGATTAGAACAATTAACACTTTTAGAAGCTGAAGCTAACAAAACACGGAGGTTTACAGTAAACGAACTAAAGGAAATAATTAACACGTACAAAGAAAAGATTAAACATGAATTTTAACAACGACTTTCGTTATGATTTAAAAATAGGACAAAAATTTGAAACTAAACTTTACGAATTACTTGGAAAAACCATTGAAGTAAAACGTGATTTTAGATGTTTAGAAACTGGAAATATATTTGTTGAATACGAAAGCCGAAATAAACCTTCAGGAATAGCAACGAGCATTTCGGATTATTACTGTTATTGGTTAAGCGAATATCATTTTATAATGATTGAAAAAGAAGAATTAAAGAAACTTTGCCGTAAATATATAGGAACTGAAAGGGACGTTTTAGGCGGTGACATGAATACAAGTAAAGGAATTTTGTTACCATTAAAAGTTTTTTTTGAAAAATAGTTGTATATTAAAATATAATATCTATATTTGCGTATAATTAAAAATTAAAGTATGAAAAATTTATTCAAATCGTTGGCTGCGTTCCAACAAGAAGTGAAGGTAATTCACAAAGCAACGCAAGGTTACGGGTATTCTTATACCGACCTACCAAAAATCTTTAGTGAAATTAACCCGTTATTACAAAAACACGGATTAGGATTTACACAATTGATTAATACTAACGAAGGACACAATTATTTAGTAACTTTAGTATTTCACATTGAAAGCGGTGAAAAAATAGAAAGTTCTACATTAATTCCGATTGTACAATTGAAAGGAATGAACGAATACCAATGCTTCGGTAGTGGCGTGACCTATTTTCGTAGGTACTGTTTGAGTAGTATTTTAGGTTTAGTTACTGACAAAGATACGGACGCTTCAGGTGAACAAGTAAAACACGAACTAAAGAAACCCGCTATTGATAATAAAAGATTCTTAGAAGCCCTTAAAACTATTCAACAAGGTGAATTTACAGTAGAAAAGTTAAAAGCTAAATTTGAGTTAACTGAAGAACAAACCAACGTAATAAATGAGTTATGAAAGTAAGATGTTCACAAATAGGCAAATTAATGACAAACCCCCGAAGTAAGGGGGAATTGTTTTCACAAACTACTAAAACGTATATCCAAGAACTTGTTTTACGTGATAAATACGGAATACAAAAAGAATTTAGTTCGCGTTATACCGACAAAGGAAACGAAGTAGAAGACAAAAGCATTGAATTATGTAATAACGTTTTAGATTTAGGATTCCTTTGGAAAAACGAAGAATATTTTGAGAATGATTACATAACGGGAACGCCCGACGTAAACACGGAAACAGTTCTATTAGACGTTAAAAGTTCTTGGGACGCTACTACTTTTCCGTTTTTTGAAAGCGAATTACCAAACAAAGACTATTACTACCAGCTTCAGGGGTATATGTGGCTAACTGGCAAAGAAACTTCATTACTATGCTACTGTTTAATAAACACGCCACCTTTAATCGTAGAAGATGAAATAAGACGCGAACACTGGAAACTACATTTAATAGACGAAGATTTAGATTTACGGGAACACGTTTTAAAGAAACATAACTTCGACCATATACCGATGGAAAAACGAATTCGAGTTTACGAAGTAGAAAAAAACCAAATGGTAATAGACACTTTAAAAGAAAAAATAGAACTCGCAAGGGAGTATTACGAAATGTTAATGAAGGTGCTATGAATATAGAAATAAAGGATAAAATAGTATTACGCGTTTTAGCACGCTTCAGCGAACGTTCGAACGTAGGAATAAGGAAATATAACACAACGTTAGAAAGAAACGACCTAAGCACGTTAGAATGGCTTACACACGCACAAGAAGAAGCTATGGACTTTGTACTTTACTTGGAACGATTAAAAGACGAATTAAAATGAAAATAGTAGTAATAAGTAAAATAATAATAATACTTTCAGTAATAGGCTGCATTTACGCAGTATATAAAATGTTAACTTTAAAATAAAAATAGATGGAAACAAAAAACAATTCAGGAGCAATCTTTAAAAACACGAATAAGAAAGCCGAAACACACCCCGACTACAAAGGAAAAGTAAACGTAAACGGCAAAGAAATGGAAATTGCGTTATGGGTAAAACAAAGTAAAGACGGTAAAAACTACTTTAGCGCAAGTTTTAGCGAACCGTATGTTAAACAAGAAATGCAAAGCGCACCCGTTCAACCTTTGCCACCGATTATTGACGATAGTTTACCGTTTTGATATGTATATAAACGATAGTGTACTTCGTGAAAAGCTATTAGAAATGTTAAAAACACGAACTAAAAACGAAATAGTACAAGCAATAAAGGCTAACGGATTCAAGTTCCATCAATTCCAAATAGACAAGTTTCTACAGAAAAAAGATGTTAACATAAGCACGTTAAAAAAGATTGAAAAATACGTACTTACTGAAGAATACAAAGAAACGTTTTACCCGTCTTATTAAAGGCGGGTTTTTTATTTGAATAAATATGTTTAATTTTACGTCACATGAATGACAAGTTTCTAATCGACTTAGTAGAACACCACAATGAGTGGGTAAACGTTGTACGTGGATTCGGTGAATACTTTTACACTGAAGATATAGTCCAAGAAATGTATTTGAAGCTATCGAAACACGAAGATACACAAAGATTTTACCGTAACGGAAAACTATACAAGGGGTTTATTTGGATTACACTACGAAACATGTTTGTAGACTTTCAAAAAGCTAAGTTACGATTAGAAAAAGTTAGTATTACTGAAGCGTTTCAACTAAAGGACGAAACAGAAAGCTACGAAAAGACGAACGCAAAGAATTTAATTGATGTAAAAATAAACTACGTTGTGGATGGATGGCACTGGTACGATAAAATGCTATTCAATTTATATCGTGAAACGGGTTTAAGCTATCGACAAATAGAAAAAGAAACGGGAATAAGTTTTAAAAGCGTTTACAGTACAATAAAGAATTGTAAAAAGTCACTAAAACACGAATTAGGAGAATGTTACGAAGATTATATAAATGAAGATTACGAATTAATAAAATGAAAACATGCAATTTCAAAATATATTAGAAATTTTAGAGAACGAACTTGAATTAAGAAAAATACGTTCAAAGGAATTTTGGCATGAACACTGCAAATTAGAAAAAGAAGTAAAAAAATTAAAAGCAGAAAACGAAATGCTTAGAAAAGATTTACAAGAATTAAGCAAAGAACACTTTAAAAAATAAAATTATGGGTAGACCAAGAAAAAAAGCCGTAGGATTAGGAGACACGGTAGAAAGTATTTTAAAAGCAACTCACATTGATAAAATGGCGAAGTGGGTATTAGGCGAAGATTGTGGATGCGAAGAACGTAAACAAAAGTTAAACGAACTATTCAGATACAAACGCCCTTTATGCCTACAAGAAGACGAATACAACTGGTTAAAAGATTACTTTGCTTTAAACAAGAATACTGTTTTACCAAGTGAACAAGCTACTATTTTAAGAATATACAATAGAATATTTCAACAAAGAAACGAACCTACTTCATGCGGTCCATGTTTGCTTGAGTGGGTGAACGAATTGAAAGGAATTGTAAAAGTATACGAAGAAGAATTTAACGAAAACACGAATTAAAAATTAATTTCTTTTAAAATGGATAAAAGAAAAAACAACGGTGGACATTCTACCAAAAGTAATGGCACTGATAAAAGAAAAAACGAATATAGAAGCGCGTTAGAAATAGCTGGTTCGGTTCAAGAAGTAGTAGACGTTTTAAAAACTGTTTACGATAGGGCGGTTAATAAACAAGATATGACCGCAGCAAAACTTTATTTAGAATATTATTTAGGCAAACCAAAAGAAAGCGTAGATGTACACACTTCAGGAGATAGCGTAGTAAGTTTTAACGATATTTTAAGAGCTATTAAAAGTGATAAACATTAATAACAAGTATTTAGTACTTGATAATGATACACGTTATTACATTTGTACGGGTGGACGCGGTTCGGGTAAATCTTTTTCTATTGGTTTACTCCTTTGTATTCTAACCTTAGAACCTAACCATGTAATATTATTTACACGTTATACTTTACGTTCAGCAAGTATTTCTATTATTCCTGAATTCTTGGAAAAGATTGAATTGTTAGGATGGCAAGATAGATTTTACATAACAAAAGACGAAATAATAAATAAGACTTCAGGAAGTAGAATTTTATTTAGAGGTATTAAAACAAGTTCTGGAGACCAAACCGCTAATTTAAAATCTTTACAAGGTGTTACTACGTGGGTTTTAGACGAAGCTGAAGAATTAATAGACGAAGAAACATTTGATAAAATAGATTTATCTGTAAGGTCTAAAGGAATTCAAAATAGGGTAATAATGATTATGAACCCGTCAACAAAAGAACACTGGATTTACCAACGATTTTTTGAAGGTAAAGGAGTTCAAGAAGGTAGTAATTTAGTTAAAAGTGACACTACTTATATTCATACAACTTACTTAGATAATTTAGAAAACCTAAGCGAAAGTTATATTAATCAATTAGAAAATATTAAACTTCGTAGACCCGAAAAATATAAGCACCAAATTTTGGGCGGTTGGTTAGATAAAGCTGAAGGTGTTGTTTTCTCAAACTGGCAAATAGGTAATTTTATTCAAGTAAATACAAGTGTATTTGGACAAGATTTTGGATTTAGTGCAGACCCTACTACATTAGTTGAAACATCAATAGACAAACAAAATAAACGAATATATTTAAAGTTGCACTATTATAAACAAGGTTTAACTACGTCTCAAATATCGGAGTTAAATAAACGTTTTGCTAAAGATAGTTTAATAGTTGCCGATAGCGCAGAACCAAGGCTTATAAGCGAATTAAAGACGAATAATAATATAGTACCCACAATTAAAGGGCAAGGTTCTGTAACGTACGGAATAGCGTTATTACAAGATTTTGATTTAATAGTAGACCCTGAAAGCACCGAACTAATAAAAGAACTAAATAATTATTGTTGGTTAGAAAAAAAATCAGCTACTCCTATTGATTCTCATAACCATGCTATCGACGCAATTCGTTATGCGGTTAGTTACCAATTAGAAAATCCAACAAGAGGTCAATATAATATATACTAAATTCACACTAATGACAGACGACCTACCCGAAATGAAGCGCACAGTTGAGCAATTTATACAAGATAAGACGGGAAAACGGATTAAAATAATATTCGACGACCCTATGAGAATACATTTACACTTACAAATGTTAGCTGAAGCGTACAGTATTGCACTCGCT